TTGGGGGGATCGTGCAGATTAAATTTCACCCCGTCAGGTGTGATGTATTGAACTTTCTCTCGAACAGGTCTGCGAATCATTAGCCTACCGCCTGTTGTGCCAAAAGATACTGCGAGTACATTTGCTGATTCTGCATATACGTCGAAGAAGGCTGAGGACCAACAAACTGTGGTGAGTAGGTATTATAGTTGACATTACTTTCGGACGATCCCGCCGCAGGAGCGGTGCCCGTCAGGAAAGAAAAGGCAGACGATACCGCCCCACTGATGAGCGTCAGGAGCGTAGAGGCTGTATTGTAGAAATTCATCAGTTGTGTTGTGACTGAGGTAGTTGAGTTGGTGATCCCCATCGAGAAAATATCAAACTGGTATAGGATCGAGTTGAGAACGGACTGCAGGTAAGTTTGATACGACTGCATACCGTAAATTAGACCCAGCATCACATCCTGACCGATTGCCATAAAGATGCGGGATGGCGAGTAGGCCATCCAAGCAGTTTTAAGTGTGCTGATAGCTTTACTGGCAATTGAATTGAGAGTGGAGGTTAGGGTTGGTGTGTTGGTGTCTAATCCAGAATTGAGTCCCTCTATAATTGCCATACCCAAAGGTACAGTCGTTTGATTGATATTATCTGACATAGCCTTTTGAGTTTGCGGTGAGATAGGAGAAACTTTACCTAATTCATCATCCATCAGATCTTGTAGGGGTTTACTGAGTCCAAGAGCTTCATCTAAACCTAACAAATTAGACCACGTTTTTTCATCTACAACACCAACAGCCTCAAGAATATGTAATAGTGGGCTATAAGTCAGCACGTCTAAGATTCCGTTAACAAACTGGTTAATTAAATATCTTCCAACGGCTTTAAAGCGGGGAGCAACCTGTGTTTCAAACCAATTTTCGATAATGTCCCATAAAGTTTGCAGGTGAGGTTGAAGAATAGGCCACACATCGTTGCTGAAAAAGTTCCCAACTCCAGTAAACAATATGTTAAATCCACTTACAATGCGACCTTTAACCTCTTCGCTGGCGATATAGTTGTACATCTGAGTGATTAACTCTCCCAGAGATTCAACTAGACCACCTTCGCGCACGAGATCAGACGACAGATCAAAACCGGCTTGTTTCAGACCTTTTCTGCGCTGTGCATCTCCGTAATCTGGAATTTCACGAGTTATTCCAGATGGTGTAGTCATGAAGAATTGACGTTGTTCTCTACCGAATAGAGCATCCTCAAAAGCGTCTTTGACTACGCTTCCAATGCTGGATACACCCGCCGCGAGAAGACTCATCCCGTCCGTTTGTAGCCACGTTACCGCGCTGTTAACAAACGATTCGAGACTGGGCTTAACAGTATCCCATAAGGTGCCTGCCGCCAGAATAATTCCATCCCAGATTGTCTTGAGGGTTGGACCTAACTCTTCAAAGACACCTTTCAGTCCACCTTCTTTGTAGGCTGTAACCAGACTGGTGAAAGCATCAACGACAACTGCTGTAATATTAGCAATCAAGGCAAAACCTTGTAATGCGAAGGATACGATCTGCCCTAAAATTTCACCCGCAGTCTTGCCAATATTTGAGGCGGTGCTCTCAAAGTCTGGCTCAAGTTGGTTGATAAACTCGTCCTGTGTTTTTTGGGCGCTGCCAAAAATAGCGGTGAATAACGCCCCGAAAGAAGAGAAAGCATCTTTAACGGCGCGAATGAACGTGTCAAACGCAGCCGCCATGTCGCCAAAACTATTCGTCCAACCAACGAAAAATCCGCCCAAAAACTGAGCAACTGCCGTTGTTAGAGCGATAATGCGGTCACTAGTCGATCCAACTGATTTCTCAAGTTTCAATGAGTTAGTTACACCGTTGATCAAGAACTTAACGAAGGCAACTGTTGCTTTATAAATTTGAATGGCGTGAGAAGTCGCCGTGCCCAAAGCGTAGGAGAACTTGCGGGCGTTTTCTTCGCTGGCACCCAAAGCCTTAGCAATGCCGAGGATACCTCCCTGACGACCGGATCCCAGACTGCCGCCTGACACAAATAAAAGCAGAGCGCGCTCGATTCCTTCTCTCTTCAAGTCTTCGGTGAAGTTTGTAAAAGAGAGTTTGAATTCAGCCAGCAGTTTATCCCAGTTCTTCACCGCTTGCGTGATAACTTTTGGCGCAAACAACAGGGTAAATCCTGCTGCCGCTACTGCAATCAGCGTAGGGATAGCCTTGAGGGGTTTCAAAATGAAGTTAACAAGAGACACGCCAAAGACGGGAATGCGTTTGGCTGTACTTGTAACGAGAGTTCCAAAAATACCAAAGGTACTTTTAATGGCTCCACCCAAAGATCCAAAGATTGTATTAACTAGTTTTTGAATAGGAGAAGTTATGGTGTCGAATACTTGACTAATGCCAAACCCTAAACCGGGTATAAAGGAGTTAAATAACAAGAATAGGAAGTTGGTTCCAAATCCGCGCAAAACTCCAACAATAGATCCTGGTACACTGGTTAAAACGTTAAATCCCTGAGAAAATACACCTGTTACAAAGGATGAAACAAGTTTTGTAACGGGAGATATAGCACCAACTAAAATAGACTTAAAGATACCGACGATTCCTTTTACATCTTTGGCGAAGGACTGAGGCTTTGGAATTAACTTAGTAAGTCCACTCAGCAACCCACCTTTCTTGTCCTTACCCTTCCCGCCTCCAAAAAACAACCCAAAAATACCCAACAGAGGGGTGAAGGGCAGGGCGAGTAGACCACGAAACGCGCCGCTGAGTTTGGTCAAACCGATAACCGCGTTACCTGCTAATTGGGTCAGTGTACCGATTGCCAGTAAAGCTGGTCCAAAGGTCGCAATCAACAACCCGAAACGGAGAATGGTCTGCCGGAGAGCCGGATCCATATCGATGAAACGCTGGATCAGGTTTCGCATCCCCGTAATCAGTCTCTCAATATCATCTCGCAGGTCTTTGAGAACTTCGACGCCCAGCGCCATAAACGAGTTTTTGAGCAGTTGAATTTGATTTCTAATGGTTTTGGATTGTTTTACGAATTCTTCCTGCAGAGCAATTTGTTCCTGCCACTGCATATTCGCCAGAGCGACATTCTCTCGTACCAACTCAATGTTAGGGCCAAGCAGGTTTAGAACTTCACGAACGCGGATGCCTGATAGCCCCAACTCTAGAAGGGTATCTTTGGTGATCCTTCCGGCGTCTTGCGCATCGGCTAGACGAGTTAAGAATAACTCTAATGTCCCTAAAGCATCTGTCTTAAAGCGAGTGGCAAATTCTTGGGCGCTCAACCCGGCAATCTGCGCAAAGGTATCTAGAGCATCCCCGCCATCTGAGATAGCGAAGATCATCTCGTAAATGACGCGAGAAACAGCTGTACCACCACGTTCGGCGCGAACGCCCATCTCTGCCAGCGACGTAGATAGCCCCAGAATGTCGGGGGTTGTCAGTCCTGCTACTCTACCCGCTGCTGCCAAACGTAGAGTCAAATTGACAATTTCAGGCTCGGTTGCGGCGGCACTGTTACCGAGAGCTACGATAGAGGCACCAAACCGCTGTGCAAATTCCGCCATTTTCTCAGATTCAATGCCCATGATGTTTGCCACACGAGCAATAGCAAAGGCGGCGGCTTCGCTGGAGAGATCGGTTGTGACTGACAGTTTAGCAATTGTTTCGGTGAAATTTTCAATCTGGGAAGCTGAAACACCTAACTGACCGGATACCTGACCGATTCGATCTAACTCAGTAGCAGCAATAGGGATGTTGAGCGAGAGATCAATAAATTGATCACTCAACTTCTCACCAAAATCGGTTAGCTTGCCAAACTCTTCGTTAGTAAATACCGCTTGCTTTTGTAAATCGTTTAGTCCGGTAGTCGTACCGTACATTTCGGTGGCGATTTCGTTGAAGCCTTTGGCTACGCCATCTACTGTCTTAGCGACTCCAACGAAAGCCTGTTCAAAATCGATACCGGCTTTGACCAATGTACCTGTTAGAGCCAAAATAGGAGCAGTGACACCAAAGGTCAGAGTACGACCGAAGGATACCATTGCATCGCCAGCGCGAACTAGACTGCGACCGAAAGCGGCGGATCCCGCGCTGGCAGCGTCCATTGTGGCGGCGAATCGGGTGAGGTCGTTACGGAGAGCGCCAACCTGACGGTGCGCCTCTGCCGCGCCCAAAACCACGATCCTAATCCCAACATTTGTGTTAGCCATTTACTTACGTTTCCTGTTTTGCCGCTCCATCTCGTCCTGTTGGGCGTCGTGAACGTGAGACTCAATGAGCTTGTCTAGGAGATAGTGCGCTACGATTTCGGCTTGCTGTTCATACGTCAGATCAAGCCAGGTGGTGTGATAACAGTAATTCGCAGCATTACAGGCGGATATCACGTAAATATCGGGGATTAAACCGGGGATATGTCGGATATCAATCCCCGTCTCCATCCGGTGGCGCAGGTTCAGACGGTGGATCGGTTTCCCCGCTCTCGTCACTCCGAAATTTGCTCATCTCGGTTTCAACCGCCCCTTCAGTAATGCCCAAGAGCTTGCCCACCTGTTCGGACAGAAGAAGTTGATCGGCGTCTTCGGGAGCCGCGACATACGTCACCCAGGCCAAATAGCGCAGGGCAGGAGATTTAGGGACGATCACGCCAAAATGCTCGCGTTCTTCAACCCAGGAGTTATCTTCAATCGACGGAAGGTGTTCTGGCTTTTCAATCAGATAAGTACCTTTCATGATCCCGAAATCCGACACCGCGAAAACGAGATCCATCTCCCACTGCTGAGTTTTTTCAAGATAAGTGGGATCAGCCGGATTCAACTCTTCTCGGTCTTTCTGGTCGTTCCACACCATCGGTATTTGAGGCTTACGCTTCTCAAAGAGATCGTACAGATCTCGAATGAAGCGTTTAGGGATGGGCTGAGTCCCCAGCACAACTCCCGTGCTAAACCGGATCAACCCATCCTCTGTTTTTTCTTCGCGGCTCGCCGCCTGAGCCAAAACTTCGTTATAGTCCTGACGATCCATTTTTACTACGATCCTTTCAGAATAATCCCGTCCGCCGCGTTATCCGCCAACCCACCCGCAAAGACCACATTCGCCTCATGCCAGCAGGTTGCCAGAGCATTGATTTGGTCGTTCGCCGGAATCGAGCCGGAGCCTTCGGGAAGCACGTACCACGAGTGCCCGCCGTCCAATGAACGGAGGATACGACCGGCAGTTGCCGAAGTCTTGTGCGCGAGATAGAGCACGTTACGGGTAGCCGCCACGATAGCGCGAACTTCACCCGTGCCCCCGCCTCCGGTCGTGTCACCGGGGAAGCGCATTTGCGTCCAACTTGTTCCAGAGTTCTCGGTGTACCAGGCCGCGTTATCGGCGGTGCCCACAATCCAGGTCCGCTCATCCAGCATCAAAACTGAAAGTAAATTGGGCGTGTTAACCGTATCTGGCCCTGTAACAGCCGAGAAAGTTTCGCCATCGGTTGAGTAGAGAACGGTATTAGCATCCCCTACCACAACCACGTTTTCAGCGTCGTAAGCATCAACATCGTTGAGATCTTCGGTCGTAGCCGCGCCTGCGTCCAAAACTTCGACGCCATCCACGATAGATTCGCTGTAGTACACGTATCCGCCATCACCGACAATCCAGGTATCCGCCGCGCCCGCTGATGCAATCGCGTTCGGCTCACCCGTGACTACAAAGCCGGTTGTGACTTCGTTCCACGTTTCCGCACCGTTGAGCACATCTTCCCAACTGGCATAATGCAGCGAATTAGAGTCATTCGAGACAACGACCAGATAATCCCCAACACCTACTGCGTCAGTTGGATCTTCACCAACCGCCAGCGACGTGATCCACGAGTCACCCCATGTCACCCCGCCATCGGCTGTAAAGAGGACTTCCGCCAGAACGCCCGGCGAAGCGGTGCCAGGAGCGCTCACGGCAAAGACGCGCTGACAACCATCCGAAGGCGTAGCACAGTCACCACAGCCTTCCGAGTCAATCACGCCAACCGCGACAACTTCCTGTCCTACCTCTGACTGAGCGCGTTCCACCAGACGAATTGGCACCACCTCATAGAACCACTCGCCGGACAGATCAACCGTCTCTTCAATGACCGCTTCCTCAGACTGGTCAAACGCGCCGATGTCCGAAGTTGCGTAGTTGGTGAAGACGGCATTCTCAAAGATGACAATTTTCTCCCACCCCTGGTTAAACGAGGTTGGAGACGAACAGCGACCGAAGTGAATTTGCACATCCAGCGCACACTTCGACTTCGCCATTTTTTCGATATCCGAGCGACCCGTCAAATATTTAAAGATCAGAGAGGTCGTCGGGCGATCTTCAGCACCACGGGTAATCGCCAACTCGGTGAACTGCCCATATGATTCTTTGGACGGAACACGAATAGGGGTCACATCCCCCAAGCCCTGCTCGATGGCTCCTGCTTTCGAGTAGCCCTGATAAATCGGAACGTGCGACGGGCTGGCGCGGTACTGAAGTGTCCAGACACGAGAGAATGAAGACTTCTCGCCTACAGGCATGTTTGTATCTCCTTATATATCACGTTGCATAATGGACAGAATATGCC